GAACATTTGAAGGGTTCAAGACGGCTGGTTTGACCAGAATTGACCTTCCTCAATCACCTGATAATGAACTTGAGAGTATCCAAGAGAAGCCTGAATAATTTCCAACATTCCAAACCCCTTTAAAGTCCACCACAACTTCAACTTCATCATCCTTTATTAGAGATTGAATGGGACGTCCTTTGACGTTGCACATCACTCTCCTATAACGGAACGGCACCTTCACTGTGAGAATAGTACCATCTAGGGGATTATCTCTATTTTGATTCATGAGGAGATGCGATTTATTTGTATGCATTCGTTCTATAATTTCCGAGACTTTTACAGGAATTATATAACGGATATACTTTTTATCATTGAAGTCATACATAGGTTCGTGCACTTTTGCTATGAACTTCATTGATTTCTATTACGATATACAGATACTAAAACTATAAGCAGCACAAGTACGAAAAGTAGGACTTGTGTGAGAAGGAGGGGTTTGAGTGGTTCTCTCGTACCAAAACATTCATGACTTAGGGCTCTAGATACTTCAACCCCAGATTCAATACTCGAATAAGGTGTTTCACGTGGAGACATCATACCACACATCGCAACCTTGGGGCATTTCCCAAAGAATGGGAGTTGACCATGAAGGCTGAGAACCCCTGAGGATTGAGAGAAGGACCACTTCTCCTCTTCGACTTCCCATTCTGCACCCCAACCAATTCGTATATCAAGGGGCTCGGGTAAACCGAGTTGTTTGATAACTTCTTGTTTGATGATATCTGGATTCGAACTCAACACTTCTTCATTAAGGTCGCATATGACACATGATATCGTGTTAGTGCCAAATAGAACCTTGGGTTGTAAATTCCACTTGGTTTGGATTGCTATTTCAAGGTCTGATTTCATAACTGGTGTTTCTTCGTAATCAATTAGAACATTAATAGCACCATAGGTACTTCCCTGAACCTTCTTGAGGGCATCGGGTCCCCAATTGTCTCCTAAAAATTTCAGGGCTGGACTGTTATCGAGACACAAAAACAGCATTCCATCATCAATAATTCTTTCATCTGAAAAGGTTGCAACAAAATCATCCTCCCCATATTCAACATTCGTCAGTTCTGTACCAAAAATAAAGTTGGCACCAGCGTTAATGAGTGCTTCTTCCATAGCATCACACATCACCTTACCTGAGACCTTCTGTGTGCACATTTGTGAAAGCATGGTATGGTCTATATTTTTTACAAATTCATATGCTGTCATCACATCCCATGTAACCCCGTCCATGATGAGTGGTAAGTGTTCAATGTATGCCTGACCCGTCTCACTGAGAGTTCCTACTGCGTCTTTTAGAGATATACCCCTAAACTTTTTGGGTTGTGCAATTACTTTAGAAAAGAGAGAAATGAGGGTTCCATAATCTTTTACACCTAGGGATTTAAAAGCAAATTCAAAAATACTTTTCCTTTCTACTATTTGAAATATATCATTCCAATCGATGTTCATCTCTGAAAATATGGACTGTGTATTTACAAACGCCTTATCAAATACAATTCTGTGTGCGTGTAAGTCACGTGTTTCTGTATCGGGTTCCCACCAAGAACCTCCGGCTGAAACTTTTCTATCGTAGATTGTGACATCATGTTCACCTGACCTGAGAATCTCCCATGCGAGAGACATTCCTGTTGGTCCAGATCCAACGATATGAATCTTCATTCTATATTTAACTTACAGAATAATTCCTGTGGTTATTATAGGATGTGGTCAATACTCAATCAAATTAATGTGTATGCGTCTTCGCGCGTTAAAATACCACCGAAACAAAAGCTTAAAACATGGAAGTTTGCTGGTAAATTCCTGTGGAAAAACACTTTTGTAAAAGATAAAGCTGAATTGGGTCGATGGACGAAAGATGAACTCCTCTATCTTGGTCCAACATTTGTAAAACTAGGTCAAATTGCTTCGACGAGAGGAGATCTATACCCACCCGAATTTACAAAGGAGTTGGAATCTCTCCAAGACAATGTCCCTCCCGTGGAAATACATGATGTTGTAGATCAAAGCATATTCAAAGAGTTTGACCTGGTACCATTCAAATCTGCAAGTATTGGTCAGGTACATATGGCTGTCCTACATAATGGAAAAAAGGTTGTTGTAAAAGTAAAAAGACCTGGAATCATAGACATTATGAAGGAAGATACAAATAATGTTAGGGAAATTGTAGAATTTTTAGAAAAGGTTGGTATTGACACAGGGAATAGTTCTGGTTTAGTCCTCGATGAGTCTATTGAGTATCTCCTAGGTGAAACAGATTACAAACAAGAAATTGAGAATGCCATCAAGTTCAAAAAGGGTATGCGGGATGTTGACTGGGTCAAGGTTCCTAAAGTCTATAAGAAGTACTCGAATGATGACATGATTGTAATGGAATATGTACCCTCAACAAAACTCACAGAGATTACCGACTCCAAAGTGAATAAGAAGAAGATATGTGAAGCACTCATTAATGCATATGTCATCCAAACAATGGACAATGGTTTCTTCCATGCAGATCCACACCCAGGGAATTTAGGGTTTTCATCCAATGGGAAGCTTGTATTTTATGATTTTGGACTACTTGTAAATCTATCTGATGAGTTGAGGGATGGATTCAAGTCCCTATTTGGTTTTATAATCGCTCGTGACACAGCTGGTATAGTCGACACCCTAATCAAATTAGGTGTCATCGTCCCAACAACCTCTGATATTTCTGATATTGAAGTATTCTTTGAAACTATTTTGGGATACCTGGAGACTCTAGATAGTTCTAAAATCATGAATGATGAGCTAGCTGTCCAACTCGCAATGGAAAAACCCTTCGTTGTACCAACAAGCTTTGTATACCTAGCAAAGTCCTTTTCCATCATTGAAGGTATTTGTCTCAAATTGGACCCAGACTTCAACTACTTCACGTACCTGGAACCCCTCATCCAGCAACAATTCTTGGAGTCGGTAGATATTGGGGATATATTTATGAAGACTACAGAGATTCCTGGTACAATTGGTAAAATAAATACAGCTGTTATGGGCTTACAAAAGTCTAGGGGTTCTATGAAACGCTCGATGGTTAAAACGCAACAGGAAATTAGGGTCGTTCAGTACAGCGTGGTTTGCGCTCTACTGGCTGAGAGGTTCGGGGATAATCAACCCCTTGCGATGTTTTTTGTCTTATGTACTTTGTGGTTTACTTTTCGTAAAAGTCGATAGATTTTTTCCCACTCTTCTTGGGAGCTTCATCCTTTTTGACTAACTTGTCATGTTCCTGGAGGTATCCCTTCATGCGACGCTGTTCATCACGGAAAATTTCAGAGAATTTCTCTTTGATCTTACCCACATCAGTGTCACGTTCCTTTTGGATCTTCTTACTCAATTGTTTGAACCCCTTGTTTTTGTTCTTGGCAGCGAATACGACTGGTGCATAAATAGCGGACATAGTGTTTGTTGTATTTTAAGGACATTTAATTTTCAAACGTTTCAATTTTTCTTCAAACTCTCTACGTTCACCCGGAGATTCAATTTCTTTCCCAGAGTTTATAGCTTCAATCTCGGGACCAGTGAGTTGCATGGAATTTACACGGAAATCCATGAATGCCTCCATAGAGTGGGGTACCAGGGGTTGGACAAGTTCATATATAGCCGTGGCATAGTCTCGAATTTCCTTTTGAGCGTGATGGTCCATTCTCAATTGTAAGAAATGCATGAGATTGTGGAGGTCCATTTTCCACACGAAAGAGGTGTAGGTTGATTGTGGTAAGACCCCTCGAGCTTGTTCCCTGCAGACACCCCTTTCAAGTAACTCTTGATAAATCTTGAAACTGCATTTATAATTTTTAGATAGAAGCTCACCCAATTCACTATCAAGTTCTACAACACCCTCTGATCCTTGGTGATTTACAGCAGACTGTCCACGGAGGACTTCTGGTTCGTAATACTCCTCATCAACGATAGAATACCTGGCAGACATTTCATTTACAGAGGCGGTCCTATGTCTCAGCCATTGACGAGCAATGTATAGGGGTGCCTTGATACGAAACTTGAACACCACAAGTTCGAGTGGGGAAGTATGCCAGTTTCGAACAAGATACCGAATCAAACCCCTATCCCCTCTAGTAGTCGTAGTACCCGTCTGATAACTCACACGAGCACCATCAACAATAGCCTTATCTAGGTTTTGTTGAGGCATGTGGTCAATGAGTTCTACGAATCCATGATCTAATACTTTCTTCATTATGAATAACTATCCGTCCTATTCTTTAATATTTACATTCATCGTTCATTGGAACCTCTCCACAGAAATCATACAACTTAAATAATTTGTCTTGTGCATCTTTGCTAACAACTTCAACATCGTTCATGGCATCCATAGCGTCATCTACAAGTTCAAGGAATGTATCGAGCTCATCAAGGGCTATACGGTGGTTCATTCTTTTACTCTTTTGGGAATGAAAGGCGGATTTGAGACGCTTGTTGCTCTTGATGACCTTGTCCAGGTTGGGCTTGTTGACGGCGCACATTCGAATGGTGAGACTCATTTGTATATACTTACTTTATATCTTTAATCAACTCACTTAGGTCTCTGTAATATCTTTTGAGATCTTTCATAAATCTTTTATTGTTTTCAATAACTTCACATTCAACTTTGTTTAGATAAATCCAAGCTAAGTTTGATTTTGAATACTTTGTCATTTTTTGATTCTCATTTGGTCGACGTGCCACCAACTTTGTAGACTTCTTCTTTTGTGAAGCTGGTAATACCTCCTTCCTATTCACGAATGAGAGTGCTTGCATGACAGTGTCTGCGAGGTCATCTTTCTTCTTAGATTTTACAAATGTATCAATCCAGTGGGAATTTACAGAGTCGCCCCGGATAAAGGCTTCACACCTCTCGATGGAAACCTTCTTCCTCTTATTGTACTGTGCCTTACCAGGTCCTGCAACATCTGGAATCTTGTGACGAGCATCGTAAAGAATAGTTTCAGCATTGGGACACCTGATTATGAAGTAGGCATGGAGGAAGTGCATGACAGAAACCATCTTTTTATTGCGGTCGGGTTGCTTTTCTATGAGAATGGTATTTGCA